CGGAATCATGCGAAATGTTTGTGGAAGAGATAGCACCGGTAAACAAAGTGGTATCAATCTGTGCTTTTGTGTAAGAGGCTTCATCGCCTACATAAGTACTCAGGCCATCTTCAAGGCCTTGGAAACGCGCTTCAAATCCACCTTCGAATTCAGTTTGCTCTTTAGCAATGTCGCCAGCGAACTTAGTTCCATCAGTGCGAATTGACTCTATGGCGGTGTTGATAGCCGCTACCACAGTGCCATTGAGGTATGTCTCAAGACCGTCGATGAAGGCATTAACATCACCCACAACTACATCAGCGAAATTATCATTGATATGTGTTTTGAAGTCGCTTGCGATTGAATCAATTTTAGATGGGATTTCGCGCGCCAAGGTGTTTGTGAAGATACTGGTGTTGGCAGAGAAATCTGTGACTGTGATATCTGCAACTGCGGACTTGTCAGAGATAGGTGTGATTTCTACGCCGGACACGAATATTGCCGCGTTAGCAGACATAGAAGAGTGTGCTGTACAGTAATAGAACAGAGTTTCTGCGGCGTCTGAAGGCACTACAAAAGTGACCGTAGCCCCTGCGGAACCCGCTGTACCTGAACTTGTTACACCCGAGGTATACTCTGTCGAACCCGCTGCGTCAGCGGCGGTGGCAAAGCCCATTGTGTGTGTTGCGTTTGTAGCGTCAGACACATCAAAAATGTATGTGTTTCCGCGAACTAAAAATAGATTGGGGGTCTTAGCACCGTCGATTTGGTAACGGTTACCTTCAGCGTAAGCCCCAACAGTGACATCGTAATTAACCGTAGCCATTAGGTAGTTTCCTCTGCATAAAATGTTTCTAAAATGGTGTCCCCAAATGCCTCTAGGGTTCTTTCACCGACTTGGACTTGACCGTGCCAATCGATATTTTCTGAGTCTTTGTGTCTAATTTTCCACCACGCTTCGGACCCAAAGGGGACACGTCCGTAGGAGATCGCGCGGACAACGTACATCATGTCATCATCTGCAAGAGACGAATCCATTACAGTAGAAGCCGCTCCAACGAGTTTCTCTACCAGTTCGTCGTAGCCAGAGACCTTGGCTTCATCGTCCATAATCTCTAGTGCCTTAACAACTACGATCACGTCGCGTGTTGTTGGACTGTCGAGCATACCGGATAGCGTTGTCAGTGCCTTTACGGCTGTAGATTGCTTTAGGTTCCAGTATGCGAGTGTTTTATCTGCCATTTTAAATCAAACTCCCAATCAGGCGTTGCGCGTACTGAGAAGAGTCGTACAAGTTGGAAATTTCCCCTGCCTTCTGTACCGCGATGTTTTCGCTTAGTTGTGCCGAATCCCGTGCCGCTTCGGCCTCATCTCGGAATTGCTCTGTTTCGTTTCGATACCCAAGAGTGGTGACCATGTACCCCTGAGTGGTGTCCCGAGCGACAATTGCCGCGTCTAGGTCTGCTTGGATGCCATCCTCGGACTCGCTAAGAATTGCGTTGAAGTATGACAGGCTCAAAGCATCTGAGGGGTCTACCGGATCTGCTACGTTTGATACTCGGGTGTTACTTGCATCCACCGGCCCTGTATGGGATCCGGTAGTGTTGCCCGTAAGATTTCCTACTACGTCTCCGACTAAATTACCGCTGACATTACCTACTAGGTCGCCCGTCACATTTCCGGTCAGATCGCCGGCGAACGTAGCGGTGACATCGGTTGCCGTTAGGCTGGTAGCAGTCACTGCACCGAATGTAGAAGTCCCTGTGGATGTGACGTCCCCTGTTAGGTCGCCTGTTACAGATCCAACAAAGTTTGCGTCTGTGCCGTCTGTGCCATTTTCAAGTACTTTGGCTAGGCCATCAGAGGAATAAATGTCACCAGTAAAGTCGCCTACAACGTTACCTGTTATGCTACCCTGTAAGTCACCTACAAACCCTGTAGTAGCGGTTATTGTAGTACCTGTTACATTTGCGGGAGTGACAGAACCGACTATACCATCGAACGCCGAAGCACTAATTGATCCTGTAAGGAATATATCACGGAAGGCTTTGTCTGTCGAGCCTAAATCTACTGTACCCGTTATTTGTGGAGACCAAGTAGACTGCGGAGACACGGAGGCAATTTCGTGCCAAATAGCCGATCCGACTGTTTGATCCATGCAAACAAATACACGATTTGTAGCGTTGTTTAGCCAGATGGATCCTCGGGAATACCCCGAGTTTGCGTCGTCTAATTCTGTCGGATTAATTACAGTGTCTACATTATTAAGACCGCCTACACCACCGTTAACTGCGGGCAGGTAACCATTAATAGACGTGGTAAGTTCGATCTTTGGGCCGCTGCCCACAGACCCGTCGTGTGTGTGTCCCTGATCACCAGAAAAGGCTAGTTGGACTTGGTTTAATTCTGCGTTAATTGGTGGCGCTGTAATATTCTCGCCATTAACAATATCCGCTACGGACTGTCGTGTATATCCCGCCATTTATCGTCTCCCTGCTACAGAGAATTCAAAAACAATTCCCTGAATACTGTGTGGAAAGTTTTCACCTATGGTCACATAGGTAACTTTCGTCGCGTAGCCGGACCCCTGAACATCCGTGACCATGATGGGTTTTTCATTACCGCCGTATTTTACGTTAGTTCCGCCGTAAACAATGTTACGTCCGTTAAAGATAACGGGAGCGCCCTCACTGGACTGTGCGTATGAGGGGGGCTTCGCGGTGGATGTGTCGTTCCAATCGTACTGGACTGAGACGTTCATCGTGAGTGGGCCTTCTGACCGCACAAACGTGTTAATTTTACGAAGTATTTTACGGACTTCTGTGTCGCCAAAATCGTAGTAAGGAGTGGAGTATATACCTAGAATTCCGTTACCATCGAAAGTGTTCCCGACTTCTTGTCGATAAACTATTCCGTTGTAATCCCCGTGGAGAACAAACTCGCTCCGACCAATATATCCGGACGTTGCACAGGATGAGCGTATCCCTAAAAGTTCTCCAAACTCCCAACCCAGTTTTTGGTCAGATGTACGCAACCCACCAATGATACCCATGCTGTCTAGTTGCTGTAAGGTGTCATCGCCTACAAAATACCGTAGTTGCGATTTAGTCCTAATAACGACGCCCGTAAGAAGTTTGTCTAGATCGTAGTCTACTGGGAGATCTACAAGAATAGATTGGATAGACTTAGAAATAGTCTCCAATTCTACATCACCGATTTTTGCAGTTCCGGCCACCGGACGTATGCCATCAGGTGCTAAAAAGACTAGATCACCACCAATTTCTAGAACTGAGTTTGCGGCAATACAACCTACATTCGACGTGACCTGATCCAGCACAAATCCTGCCGTCAGTTCTGCCGATACTCGCTTAATAGCGTTGCTACCGAACACAAACAAATTGTCTCTGAATGGCTTAAACTGTACCACGTCGAAACCAACATTGAGTTGTCCTGCGCCCGCCGCCGCAGTCCAGTTGTACGGGTCTTCTGGGGCAGAGTGTACAATTACAGCCTGAGACCCCACGTCGCCCCCGACAAACAGGTGATTTTCAAATACGTCAACTAGGCTAGGTCTAGAAACGATTTGGTCACCGCCGGCACTTTCGGCAGTACCCGTGCCGCCTACAGTAATTTCAGCCCAATCTGTTCCGTCGAATACAAGCGCAGGATTAACCCCATCTACAAATGCGATTTTATTCCCGTCACCGAAGTTAAATGACACAAACCGGATAGTCTCTACAGTACGAAATACGCCGTCTGTGGTTGCCCGTGTAGGTGCGGTTGTGTACTTTACCCACCCTACGAGTTCTAGGTATCGGTATATAGAATATGTGTCAGCGCCGGCGTCTTTGCGGGCTGATATGATGATTGATTTATCAAAGTTATCGTCTCTAAATACAGCAACGCAGAGTACTTTCCCCTCTGCATCATCACCACCTACTTCTGGATAATCGGCATCTAAACGTTCGTATCCGTTTATACGACGGTATCCGCCATACAAACTCACCTCATAATTAACTAAGCGGGTTGCAGAACCTGGGAGGTTCTCCGCTAAGTCGAGGTGATTTTCATTAGAGTTTAATCCACCTTGAGAAATAACTTTGTAGGACTCAATGCGATCTGCCATTAGTAGGCTTTCCGTGTATCGGAGATATATTCGTAATTGTTAATGTACAGCGTCTGTAAATTCTTTAGACCCTGATCAAATATCATTTTAGCAATCTGCGCTGCCTCAACGTTATCTTTGAACATGTACATGTGCATCAGAGCGCCATCTACGACGACACTAGTAAAAGAAGAGGGTATGCGAGTTTCGTCGTTATACGCATTCAAATCTGCGTAATTAAGAAAGTATCTAAAGCGGATCAGGTATGCTTTGCTAGGAGACGGGGAGACCCCAAAACCGCTGCCGTGTGTAGGGAAAACAAAGATGGGTTTTCCTCGGCCCGCAGTGCCTGCGCTGTTATCATCGTCACGGTACTTTTTGTAGTACTCATCACGGTCAATATAAGTAAGTTTTTTATAATCGTTAGTGCCATCACCGTTATTCTCAATAACTTGAAATGACTCGTAATCGACTACTTTAAAGAATTCTGGCCAATCATAATCGACACGTCCTATTACCAATGTCTCGGAGTGTTCTGCGGCGTTGAACGGCCACTCGAACTCACTCTGGCCAATCGAAGCAATAGAAGCCTTTACAGCGTCTTTAACTAAAGCCTGAACACCCCTAGCACCTTCGAACCCCGAAGCGGACAGTTCAACTTCATTCAACCGGCGTAACACCTGATTGCATAGATCTAGAAAGGTAGCGGGCATGAAAGTATCCTAAAACTAAGAGGGGGGCCAGCCGAAGCCAGCCCCGCTTTTGTACGATTTAGGCAACGTTGTAAGACGCAACCATCAAAGACTCGGGGCGCAGAATCTTGCGACCGAAGAGGTTGAGACCACGAACAACGTCTGCAAAGGTATCCGGTGAACGGAATGCTTCCGTTTTGGAGATTTGCTGTGCTGTTGCACATGCTGCCATGTGACCGCCCAAGACCATGCCCATGTTAGTTGTGCTACCATCGGCGTCTGTTGTGCCTGCACCTGTACCGAGGTACGGCAGGTTGTTAGACTTGTAGAGTTTGAAGCCACGGATGAGGCCTGCAACTACACGACCATTACGAAGAATGTCGCCAGCGTCTTGATTTCCAGCGTAATCATTAGAAATCAGTTTGCTGTTTTCGTCTTGCAACAGTTCGTAAAACACTGGATCTGCTACAAAATAACGATCCTCTGTAGGTACGTTTGCTTGATCCATGCGACGTGCCATGCGGTTAAGCAAAGCCAATGGAGACACAACGCCTGTACCACCGCCAGCGGCGAGAGGAATGGAGTTATCATCAGTACCACCGAAGTCGCCGGCATGAAGTTTGTTGCCTGCAAGCAACTCATCTGCGTCGGCAGCGGCGTCTGCTTTGTCACCAGCCGGAGCGGTGCGCGCAACCCATGCGGAACCATTCCACTCATGGCCTGTCATGTAACCCAATACGTTCTTGTCGAACGCATCTTTCAGATTATATGCAGCATTATCAGTGGCTAAGTCGATAAAATTGACGTGTGAGTGTTTTGACTCAATGTCATCGACTTGGAATTGAAACGCATTGGCTTCAGAGACGATGAGAGAAAAGTCTTCATCTACAAGATTTTGCGAACTCATTGCTGTGCCGCGCTTATAGTCCACCACGTCTACCGTTGGCTCTTTGACGATGCGAACTGAATCGCCCATGTTACTGATTTCGCCCATATAATCCGTATTTGTGATCGCTTCACAGATGGATTCCTTGCGAAGAGCAAGTTGGACTTTTTTGGAATAAATTACGGCCGAAAACGAGCCATTTGGCAAGTTGCCGTAACCGGATGCTTTTGGAAATGCCATATTAAGTTCTCCTTCAATGGCGTTGACAAGGACCGCAGGAATTGCGGTTTTGCTAAAACCAGAAGGCGACGAATTAAGGGCAGTAGTTCAAAGGGGTGCTATGACACTCAGTAAAATAGGATACGCCCATTTTTCATGTGTAGTCACAGGGCCGATTGACTCTGGTAAACTTATTGTCAAATCTTCTGTGGGGTGAGTAAGATTGTTGGGGGTAGGCTAATGCGGCCTCAACATCTCAAGGTCCAGAGGACCATAGAAACCATTAGAAAATAGGTACTATAGGAGTAATTATAACACGCAACTAATGGTTTCTACAATAGGCAATTATCGTGCTGCGCCGGACAGATCATATGTGAACTGGCCTTTACGCATTGCGTCCATAATTGCATCTTCGTTTTTCTCATATTCCGCGTCTGTCATATTAGACACAACGCTCTCTGAGAATTTTGCACGTCCCCCGCTAGGTGCGGAAGTAGAAGTTCTTCCTACAGATTGTGCAGCGGA